TGGGTTACGGAGGGGCTCATGGCTCATGGCTCTTTGCGAATACGGCTCGCCAGCCAACTTACCGGACTGTGAATCTCGCCCCGCCAAAACCACGCATACGTCGGCAACGGCTGCTCCGTCTGTTCCTTTGCTGCGCGTACGGCGTACCACCAATGGCGGGGAATGAGAATGGTATTGCCTGGGCGTAACTTAATCTCAATATACTTCACATCACCGATCCACGGAATCTCTTTCGTCGTCTGTATCCAGGGATCCTTACCGATAATATCATCCGCGTCTTTGGCAGGAATGGCACCCTCATGGGCAATCCATAACTCTAATGGTGTACCATCGGTCGAGACAATCGCCGTAAAATCGGCAACGCCTTTACGAAGTCCCATAACATCGTTCTGTTGATAAATATACGGAGTCGGTGTCTGGGTAGGAACGGTGTACCATTGATGGAAACCCTCCGCCGCCCAGTGCTCAAAATTATTCCGAAGTTTGATTGAGTCGGCGATGTTAGCAAGGCTCGTAGGAGTCGTATTATTTGGCGTCTGGAGCCATACGTTCCACGGAGTTTTGAACTTCTTGCCCTCACTATCCTCAACTATAAGTTCCCACGTCTTGTTCGCCGTTTTATTATATGCCCAGTTGCCCAACCAATGCTTCGGTAGGCTACGAATGACGATTGGTAATTGTTCGTTCATCATCTCCTTCCAATTTGCGTCAGGTACGTAATCCTTCTGTAAAATCTGAAACTCATGAATGGCGCCGCGATATGCCACAACGGCTATTCCAAAAATCAATAAGACCAGGAAGAGCAATTCAAATATCATCTCCTGGAATTACGCCGTGACTTTTTACGTGAGGCTACTCCGCGGTTGGGTAAGCAATTATCCCACAGACCGGGTAAGAAATTGCCGCTCATAATATGACGGATTTCCTTGCGACTTAGGACTTTTCGTGTACGATTTTTTACGTTACCGTGGTTATTGAGTATTTCACGTAACTTATACCCTTTTCCATTATTGATAGAAACTACATCATGAGTAGTAGGCATACCAGACGCCGCATGGACCTTTTCACTGTGAAAGACCTCTTTAAGCATTCTGGTATGGGCGGTGATTATAATTCTGCGTCTATGTTGATACTATGTAAAATTGTAGTATGAATAATCATAAATTTCGGAAGCATGAGAATAAAAAATATTCCAAATGGGTATATTTGTAAATATATCATAATATACGATAGTAATATTGCTGAAGCATAGGGTAAAGGACAGGTGTTATTCAGATTGAACGATAACCAATATTTTGCGTACAACTTTTTATTTTTCACGTGGTACAAAAAATTTATGTAATATGTTAGATAACACGCAAAAATTCCGGTGGACATACCAAAAAATAATATATTTGGGAATGTTTCTGGCGAAATTTTTATTAAATCAAACGCATTAAGTAATTTTTCTTTTGTTGTGTCTTGATTCATTATAATGTAAATATAATTGGATAGAACAATTGGAATATATGGCTTTGATAATAAAAACCATACTTGGTCGTGTTCAATATTTGGTATATTTTCTAACGGATGTTTTAGTGGCATATTGTAATGTTCAAGACATAGTTGGCACTGGCGAATAAAATCAGGATTCTCTGTTGTTCTTCTCCATTGTTTCAAACATTGGAGATGAATATATTTAATACTACCTGTACACCTACAAGGGGTAATAAGGGGGTCTGTAGGAGAGGCTGGATCAAAACAAAATCGGCAGCCGGGTGTGCCGTCCTGACGGACTGGGTCCATCTAAGGGGTATGAGAAAAAATAATTTTAATGAGCAGCGGGTGGGTAGTAACCTGTGTTATTGGCGATGGTCTCGGTAATCGCCTATTTCAAATCGCTGCTATGCTCGGCTACGCTGAACGACACGGGCATCGGGCGGTCTTCGTAAAGGAATGGGTGAAGGCGAACTCTGCGCAGCCTGGTGGGGAGCGAGTATGTGATTACTTTCCTGAAATTCCAACAATTGGTGAGGAGTCGTTGGTTGGGATGAAATGGACCGAGATGCGCGAGGATTTCGTGGACGCAATGACTTACCATGAGCTGCCTCACGTGGCGGGCAATGTTAAGTTGTGTGGGGCATTCCAGTCCGAGCGATACTTTCCTAGCGGGGGCGTTCGGTTGGCTAGAGTGATGGCTAGGGATTGGGGCGAGAGGGTGCCCACGGTCTTTCTACACGTCCGTCGTGGCGATTATCTCCACCCGTTCAATCATCACCACTACGTGGAACTCTCTTCGTACTACGAGCGGGCTTTGTCGCTTTTTGAGGAGGCGTACGTTGTTGTATGCTCCGACGATTTGGCATGGTGTAAGTCCGTTCTGCCTTCACGGCATCCTGCTATTCGTGCGGATAGATGGATTTGGTTCTCTGGCGATGAGTACGAGACGCTTTCGGCGATGATGGGATGTACTCTTGGCGGCATCTGCGCAAATAGTACGTTCTCGTGGTGGGGGGCTTACTTGGGTCGTGGGAATGGTAAGCTTGTGACGATGCCTGCGCTATGGATTCAGGATAGGGTGGGATTTCCTAAGGCGGTTGATATTTACCCCGCTTGGGCAGAGCGGATGGCGGTTTAGAGCGTGACAAATTTAGACTTTGTAATTAGATGAGTGGTCCGACAGGTGATACAGGCGCAACAGGGGTAACGGGAGCAACGGGAGAAACGGGGGCAACGGGTATTAGTGGTGAAACGGGACCTACTGGATGGACTGGCGATACGGGTGCCACAGGACCCACGGGTATGACAGGTGATACGGGTGCCACGGGTGTCACGGGTGATACAGGACCCACGGGTATGACGGGCGATACAGGACCCACTGGTATGACGGGCGATACGGGTGCCACGGGTGCTACGGGTGCCACAGGACCTACAGGTTCTTCTGGTGATACGGGTACCACAGGACCTACGGGTTCTTCTGGTGATACGGGTGCGACAGGACCCACAGGTATGACAGGTAATACGGGTGCCACGGGTACTACGGGTGCCACAGGACCTACAGGTTCTTCTGGTGATACAGGTGCCACAGGACCCACGGGTTCTTCTGGTGATACGGGTGCCACAGGACCCACAGGTTCTTCTGGTGCTACAGGCGACACTGGACCCACTGGTGCCACCGGTCCGCTCTATACAATTCAGGAACTTCAAAATTCGCAAGTTGGTAAGATTCAACAAGAAACTACAGATACTGCTACACTCAGTGCCATTCTGTATCCGAATATAGGAGTTCTGAATCCTACATTTCAAACATGGGCATCACTCGGTTATCCTCCGCTCTACACCTTGCTCACTATGCCATTGCTACATCCATCTCCCTGCTCCGATGGTGTTACGCGTGATATGTACGACTATTGCTCGTGGCTTCTAGGAGTTGACCTTGGCGCACAAGTGACCCAGTTTGATTCCTACTTTGGAGGAATTAGTATGTCATACGGATTCCTCGGCAATACGCTTATAATTTATATGAGTGCCGATGCTGTACCCAATGTTAATGTTGTATCGTATATCAGTACTATAAATTAGTTTTAAGGTGCGAATTTCTTAAATGGATGTGTAGTTGGCAATGAGGACGCTAATCCCCATTTCCATGCTAAGTATCCTTCTACCTGCTGGCGTTGGGATAAGGTGAGTAATGAATTATAGAAAATGACTTCCATTTCATATCCAATATAGTAATAACTTGCACTGTAGTAATCGGTTCCTAAATAGGTCGTAGTTCCAGCAGTGAATGCAGATGCTGTTGTATTGGAATATATCGTTCCGCCGTTTTGGGATATGCTTGTAGTTAATCCATTCACTTGACCTGTTATAATAACTGTTGTTCCAGATGTGTACGTTGAAGCCGGCATAGATGCCATTCCTGTCCATGTCACCTCGTTATTCAAATATGAAACTGCTCCCACTCCAGCACCCCCACCAGCATATCCGCCAGAGAGTGATCTCGCACCTTGTGGTCCACCAATGACCATATTGTTATTGCCACTCGGACTTGGATTATTGAATACAACAAACATTGTTTCTAGAGAGGGAGCCGCTGTGTAGGACGTCACGTAACCCGTATTTGACGCTGTACAATATATTGCACTATTTGCCGTTGAATAGGTTCCAGCAATCTTACCAGACGCAACCGTTGCGTTATATCCGTTTCCAGATTTATCGTACCATGTGCTCACTGTTGTTCCATTGGCAGGCGGAACACCCGTAGCATTTGGATCTGTACCATCTAACCACATTTGTAGTCCAGAAATAGTTTTTGGGCTGAATACGGTACTGAAGGATGGTAGAGTTTTACCTGGATGGGTGGACGGAAGACTAGGCGTACCGGTAACAAATCCCCATTTCCACGCTAAATATGCTTCTACCTGTTGTCTTTGGCTTGTAGAAAGAGCAGTATTATAAATAATTACTTCTCCAATATACCCGTTCCAGTATTCTGTTGTCGGATTTGCCTGATTGCCAATACCATACTTTGTAATAGCAAATGTTCCGCTCGATGCACTTGATGCTAAAGTACCTGCAGCACCGGTATACCATAAATATGCATTCGTTCCATCATATTGACTTACGGCTAAAAAGGGGGTTCCTGTCGTTATAGCATTATTCGCAAGAGGACCTGATACACGATATGTTGCTATAGTGCTTGTAGTATTCTGATTAAAAAGAGCAATGGTACCATCTGTTCGTCCATAATCAACATTTGTTCCGTTTTCTAAACTCACTAAACGCTGGTCACGTCCACGAGTATTTGGCATAGTTACGTTTGTTATAGCAACAGTAAAACATGTGAGTATTGTTCCTGTAATCGATACAGAACCTAGAAAATAGGGAGCATCTGCTAAATATATACTTTGACGTCCATTGATACTATTTGTTGTTAGTACCGGTGTTCCTGTTGCTGTTCCGTTATTACCATTGCCTGATTTATCGTACCAAGTTGTTACGTTAGAACCGCTTAATGCGAGTGCTGTGTTATCTGCCGAATCCAACCATAACTGGCAACCCGTAATATCTACCGGTTGAAAGGGGCGATTGTACACGGGTGTTGGAATGGTTGTGACGGTGAGCGCAGTATTCCATTTACGTTGGAGGTAGTTTGTAACGGCTTGGAATTGAGCGGTCGTTAGCGTCGTATTATACACAATCATTTCGTAGAGGGTACCTGAATAAAACTGACTTGAGCCTGAGACGCATCCTATTGTCAATGCATCACTTGTTACATTGGTTAATGCCGCAGCACCGGTTGTTTGTATAACACCGTTCTTATAAATTGTTTGCGAGCTTGCCGAAATATTTGCTGCAATTACATTGATAGTATTTGCAACACTTTTTTCTACTAATACTGATGAGTTATATGCTGTTGTTGTTGAATCTTGATTACTAATATAACCTCGTGGTGTTGTTCCATCCATATAAGGGAATACAACATAATTCGTTACTTGAAATCGGAATAAACTTGTATTTCCCGTAAGATTTCCAGATATAGTCGTTGGATTACAAACAGCAATTAAACAATGGGTTGCTGTGGGTACAGTTACAGACGATGTAAGGTAATTATTTGTACCGTTCAATACAACTCCTAACGATGATGCCGAATAGGTTGGGCTATTAAATGCTGTTGCACTATGACTGGTACCTGACTTATCTGCCCATGCTGTTACAGCAGTGCCGGTCATTGTTATAGATGATGTATCGGCACCGTCTAACCATAAAACACATCCCGTAATATCGGTTGGCAGAAATGGTGTATCAATTAACGAACCGTTTGCGGTTTGTACCGTATTTGTAATGCTCCATTTGTTCATGAGGGACGCCTCAATCTGCTGGGTTTGTATTGTTGGGAGTGCCGAATTGTAAAAGTCTAGTTCACCAAGCTGGAAGTTGGTGACACCTGAATTAACAAGGGATCCGCTACTAATCCACGCACCTAACGTAAAATTCGTGGCACCCGTTTGCGATTGAATCGCAAAGGATCCATTTGTAATCAATGCTAAAACACCGTTGATATAATAGTAAATATTTGTACCGTTACATATGAGAGTGAGCAGTTGATTTACAGATGTTGTGAGGGCGGCGGGTCCCGTAAAAAGTGTTCCAGCATTATATGCGTGAAAATAGAGAACACCTGTGGTGCCTGTTGTAGGTGCACCTCCACTTGATGTATAATTCGTCATAGAAAGAACATTATAGGTATTATTTCCGTCAAACTGTTTGACCATAATCCAGTTTGTAGAGCTCGAGGGATTGAAGACAAGGAACAGAGTCCATGATGTAGTATTGTTGATGGCGGCTTGAGGCATATTCATATAATAGTTAAGAGATGTACCAAGGGCGAGGTAGTTGTTGGTCAATGTAGGTTGATAAACGGCTGTTGATTGTGTTATATTATACCCATTGCCCGATTTGTCGTTCATTTGGGTTACTGCCGTTATAATGGTTGTTGGATCTGCTGCGTCTAACCATAATACACAGCTTGGAATTAAGGTGGGATTTGTAATGCCTGCTGTAGGATTTGATACTGTAACACCCCATTTATTTCCTAAATACGTTTGTATTTGCTGTACCTGAGTATTTGTAAGAACTGTATTATAGACGATTATTTCATAGACATTCGATACAGATACTAAATTTCCGTATGAACTGCCTTGCCATTCACCGCCGATTGAAAATCCTTGGGCTGTACTTGAACGTGTAAGTCCACCCGCAGTATATGATGTACCTGACGCACCATTCACCCACGAATATGTTACACCTGTACTAGTACATGTATATGCGGCGATGACTGGTGGCTGTGATATAGATCCTGATGATGTATAATTTGTTATTGGACTATTAGCATAATAAAAGCGTAGATCTGGAGCGGTGGAATCTACATAAAATCCAAATCCGTCCGGCGAGCTGTAACTTGTTGATGTATTGGGGCGTCCTGTGAATACTGTTTGATTATTTACTGCCGTTTGAGAGAGCACAGCAATAAACATAGTGTATTGTGTCAAATTTACAGGTTTATTAACATACATATAACTTGTATTAAGTTTGACAGAAGGATATGTACTATAGGGTACATAGGTTGTTATTCCACTACCTGGTATCAAGTTATAGCCATTACCTGATTTATCGTTCCATTGTACCATTGTTGTGCCCTTTGTTACCGTCGTGGCATCACTGGCATCAATCCAAAAGTTACGACCGGTTCCCCATTTCGCCATCAAGTAATTTTCCACTTGTAGGCGCTGGGTGGTTGTAAGTGGTCCAGTGTAGACGATAACCTCACGGATGTTGCCAACGAAGTAACGGCTACTGCCGCTGGGGAATGAAGATGATAATGAAAACCGTGTAGATGCCGTTTTATTCATTGTTGTACCAATAATATTATATCCTGTTGGAACGGATACTGGATTTGAATTGTTGAGTACTCCATTCACATAATATCCTACGCCCAATCCAAGATCGTTGGTATCACTGTTGCTAATAGATAATGCACTTGGATAGAAACGTATAGATGTATCACCGCCATTAATATCAGTACAAGCAATTAAATATCCAAAACTTCCGCCAGTTACAGCTGTTGCTTGACATACTACAAATACAACTGAAACTCCTGATGTGATACTTATGTAATTTGTTGTCTGTAAGATTCCACCGCTCGCAAAATTCACACAAGGTGGTCCTGAATTACTAACATAAGTTACGGTGCCGGCAGTGAGTGACATGTTATTACCGAGACCTGAATTATCGCGCCACGTGCTGACTACCGGTACAATTGTGGTGGCGTCGGCGGCGTCTAGCCATAACTGGCAGCCGCTGATGGCGAGTGGATTCACCACGGGGGCAATACTGCCTTGACCCGCCTCCGCAATATTCCATTTTGCTCCTAAATACGCATTCACTGCTTGAATTTGATTTGCGGTTAGAGCTACATTGTAAATAATAACTTCGTAGATGGTGGCAGTAAGATAATTGTTTCCAGGTGCTGCTGCTCCTATATATTGCCAATATGCCGCTGTATCACTTGTTCCATCCGCTCCAGTAAATACTTGTGCTCCATTATAATATCCAGTATAACTTACACCTGATGTTTTAACAGCACTTGCCAGAAATGGACTTGTAGGAAGAGTAGTGCTAAAATTCGCAAATCCAGGTGTATTTTCTGCCATATAATATACGGCATAACCATTATTATATCCACCCAGAAACATAGTTCCTACATAACCACCGCTGTAGGCGGCTACATAGTACATATTTGATGTAGTTGATGGCACAGGACTCGCCACCATAAACATTGTATTTGTCTTGGAATACGGAACGGACATAGTAAAATACTGTGCCGATGCGGCTGTAAAGGAAACACCGCCAGTGCTTTTCACAAACACTGGAGCATTCACACCGGTCGCATTATAACCATTACCTGATTTATCCTTCCATGTTGCGACGCCTGTTCCTGTAATGGATGTCGCATCGCTCGCATCCAGCCACAGGGCACACGTAGGAATTTCCGTGGGCGCAAATGCCGGTGTTAACAAATTATTCAACGTAAAATACGGATGGGTTGACGGTAGAAGAGACTGTAAACCCCATTTTTGGGCTAAGTAACCTTCCACCTGCTGCCGTTGAATATCGGTAATGGCACCATCAAACAGCAGTATCTCGCCGAGAACGAAGGAGGCACCACTAGTATATCCAATATACTGTGTCGTCGTAGTTCCTGTTCCATAGGCTGACGGAGTATTAATTGCGTACGGTGTTTGAGCAAGTCCATTCACAAAAATACCACCATTGGTGGATAATGTGGTTCCACATACAATACTTGTAGCATTAAAGATTGGATAGGGTGCTGTTGTTTGATACTTAACGCTACTTGGGTAATTCATTTCTAAATCTGTATACGTTCCAGAATAATAACTATACATTTGCATATCAATACTGGTGCCACCATTTGTAAGATTTCGTGTAGCTCCTGCTGCTCCTAAATTCAACACAAAAAATATGGTACGGGTCGTTTGTGCAAAGGTCATAGATGGTGCGGTCATATAGGCGGATGCTGGAAACGAGAACGCCGGCAACCCATTAATATCCGCCGTCGTTGAACCGATAGTGCCTGATGTAGTCGTCGCATTTCCGCCAGAGTATCCCTTATTTCGCCAAGTAGTCACGGACGCACCAGGTGTATACGATGACTGGTCCGCTGCGTCCAGCCATAAAAGGCAATTATTCACCGCTTGTGGCGCGAATGGCCACTGTTTTCTTGACAACTGTAACGCCGCCATTCCTAACTACGGGGTCCTATATTTCAAACAAGATTGCTACGCAGCCGCCTTGTTTGATATATATGAAAAAAAGGTTTAGAACAGGACATACGCGTTACTGCTGACGCCTGTGCCTGAAATCGCAATTGTCACGCTCGTCTGGGGCGCAATGGAAATCGGACTGGTGATACTCGTGGTCGGATTGGTCACCGTGACCGACAGGTAGGTCGCTGTCGTATTGCGGAGGACCCAGTACTGACCTGCCGCCGTCGGAATTGTCGCAGGGAGGGTCAAGCCGTTGAATCCGCTGTTCGTAATGTAGTAATAGTAGCCGTACGAGGGAGCGGAGAGAGTCGCCGTGGTTGCCGTAATGGACGACAAGGTGATTGGCGGCGCTGCGGCTGCGGAAATCTCGTTCGTATTCGTATTATACGCCAGGGCAATCGTGGTCGTGTTCGTGGAGCGTACGGGAGCGACGAAAAAGCCGGTGGTTGCGGGAGAAAATCCGCTGGAGTTTGCATTCAAGGCGATGGAATTGGCGGCTTGTGCACTACCTACCGCATAACCAATCGCAATGGCATAGTTTCCTTGATTCGCGTAACCCGCACTATCACCAATCGCGACCGCATTTGTGCCTTGGTTTGAGTAGCCCGAAAACCCACCAATCGCTACACCGCTGGCTTGCTGTGAGAACTGACCGGTTCCATATCCAATACTAACGGCTGATGCTGCTTGATTGGATTGACCCGCATACGTTCCAATAGCAACGGCAGTTGCCTGTTGATTGGACTGACCTGCCTGATATCCCATCGCAATCGCAGCGTTGCTTTGTCCAGTATTTCCAGCAAGATAACCGATGGCAATGGCACCGCTGCCTCCAGTGCCTTGCGTATTTGAGCCTGCTCCGTTTCCAATCGCAATAGAATTGCTAGTCTGACTTGTTTGACCCGCATTGCTGCCAATTGCAACGGATGTTACACCTTGACTGTTTGAGCCGGCTGCGTATCCAATACCAACAGCACCTGCTCCTTGTGTGTTATAACCTGCATACCATCCAATTGCATTCGCAACTCCACCTTGATTTGTAACTCCCGCGGCTGGTCCGATTGCCACACCTCCGTAAGCACTACCGTTGCCCTGATTCGTTAGACCTGCCTGATAACCAATTGCCACACCACCGTTATTTTGATTGGAAAAGCCCGCCTGGTAGCCAATTCCAACTCCTACACTCACTTGACCGTAGTAGCCCGCTTGCCAGCCTATCGCAACGTTGCAATTACCCTGTGCGTTACAACCGGCGTAGTATCCAATAGCGATGGCACCCTGCGTTTGACCGCTGTATCCTGCTGCCGTACCAATCGCAATCGCATTTGTAACTTGACCTGTGTAACCCGCATTGCTACCGACGGCAATTGCCGCGGTTTGTTGACTGTATCCTCCTGCCTGATAACCAACGGCAACTGCAGCAATAGCTTGAGACTGGTATCCAGCACCCGCACCAACAGCAACTGCGTTGGATAATTGTGAAATCTGACCGGCACCACTTCCCACTGCTACAGTTTGCGTCTGCTGATTTGAACCAGCATTATAACCAATCGCAACAGCATACGTACCTTGATTTGATAATCCGGCTTGATTTCCTATTGCAACTGAATTTGAACCTTGTATGTTGGATCCTGCGGCGATACCTATCGCAACAGCACTACTGCCTTGTGTGTTGGATCCCGCATATAAACCTATCGCAATCGCACTCGCTCCTTGTGTATTATTTCCAGCATAATATCCCATTGCAACAGCAAAATCTTGTTGAGTTGTTAAACCAGATTGATCTCCTATTGCTACGCAATGACCTGAACTGTTTCCTTGTGTATTTTGTCCAGCACCACTTCCAATCGCTATACAACCTATTTTTTGATTTGATGCTCCAGCAGTATATCCTAATGTAACAGAATACGGACTTTGATTTGATAATCCGGCTTGATATCCAATAGCGATTGAATATGTGCCTTGGTTATTTGATCCTGCCGCAGCACCAATCGCAATCGTATTGCTGAATGCGCTGTTATTGCTATAGCCTGCGTTGCTGCCGATAGCGATTCCGCCTGCTCCAAGTGTGGAGGCACCGGCTAGGTAACCAATCGCAACAGCATTTACACCTTGTGTGTTAGAACCAGCTTGCCATCCAATACCAATACTATATGTTCCTTGGTTACTATATCCAGCAAATGTGCCAAGAGCAACGCCAGCTTGTGTTCCTCCATACCCCTGATAGTAATAACCTGCCTGATAGCCAATCGCAACACCTGCGTTGTACTGATTTGACATACCTGCTTGATAACCCATCGCAAGGGCACTGTTGCTTTGTAATGTAAATCCTGCCTGATAGCCAATAGCAATAGCACTGCCACCTCCAGTACCTTGTGTATTTGATCCTGCTTGGTATCCAATAGCAACGGAATAGGCAGTTTGGTTTGTATTACCACATAATGTTCCGATAGCAACGGCACCGTTGCTTTGGCTTATTTGACCAGTACCCCAACCAACCGCAACAGTGTAATTGCCCTGAGCGTTAGATCCAGCGTATGGACCAACCGCAACGGCGCCTATAGTTTGTCCAGTGTAACCCGCATAGTAACCGACAGCGACGGCGTTGGACTGCTGATTCTGTTGTGCTGCCTGGTAACCAATCGCAACTGTGTTGGAGGATTGTGTATTATTGCCCGCATTTGTACCAATCGCAACAGCATAATTGCCTTGAGCATTAGAGCCTGCTCCGTATCCAACCGCAACCGCACCTGTAGTTTGTCCATTATAACCCGCATAGAAACCCATCGCCACCGCTGCAGTTTGCTGACCTGTATAGCCGGCTGCGTTTCCAACAGCAACCGCATTGGATTGCTGATAGGTATTACCCGCATTGACACCCACGGCTGTGGCACTATTGCTTTGACTGTTCTGACCGGCATAGAGACCTATCGCGACTGTATTATTTTGCTGATTTGTCTGCCCTGCATTCGTTCCAATAGCAACACTGTACTGCCCCTGTGTGTTGGAACCCGCTTGGTATCCAATAGCAACAGCATATCCTGCTCCTCCACTGCCACTACCTTGTCCTGTATAACCAGCCGCGTTACCGATCGCCACTGAATTTGCGACTTGCGTGTTGGATCCGGCTGTGTATCCAATCGCTACAGTGTTATTACCCTGAGTGGTATAACCCGCTTGAAAGCCAATCGCGACTGCGCCTGTGGTTTGTCCAGTGTAACCCGCAAAGTTGCCAACTGCTACTGCATTCGCCTGTTGATTGCTATTACCTGCAGTACTTCCTACTGCAACTGCATTTGAACCTTGGCTGTTTGATCCTGAATTGATACCGATTGCTACAGCGTAATTGCTTTGACCCGTTTGACCTGCACCGCCACCGATTGCCACAGCATAATTACCTTGTGCGTTAGATCCAGCATATGTACCAATTGCCACGGCGTTTATGGTTTGTCCTGTATAACCCGCAAAGTTGCCGAGAGCAACAGCGTTGGACTGTTGGCTGACGCTACCTGCTACAGATCCTATCGCAACTCCGTTGGATGCCTGATTTGTTTGACCAGCATTCGCACCAATTGCTATTGCCTGATTGCTTTGACCAGTTTGTGCGGCGGCTTGTCCAATCGCAATAGCCTGATTACCTTGTGCATTAGATCCGGCTGCATATCCAATGGCAACGGCACCGGTGGTTTGTGCGTTGTAACCCGCATAGTAACCCATCGCCACTGCGTTTACGCCTTGGTTTGAATAGCCTGCCAGAAATCCGTGTGCTTGGGCATTAGTAGCTTGATTGAAATAGCCCGCCTGAGTACCAATCGCAATCGCATTACTAAACGCGTTATTGTTACTTGTGCCCGCATTGCTGCCGATAGCGATGCTGCCGGCACCGAGCGAGGAGATGCCAGCTTGGTAACCAATCGCCACGGCAGAATTGCCTTCAGCATTAGAGCCGGCTTGGGTTCCTAGTGCGACAGCCTGGGTAGTTTGATTGTTGTATCCCGCTTGGTATCCTAGGGCAACGGCATATGCGCCTTGATTGCTAGTACCAGCACCACCACTACCGACTGCTACTGCACCGGTGCCTTGAGCTGTATAACCAGCATAGGTACCAAGTGCTATTCCATTTGAACCTTGATTGCTGTAGCCGGCTTGATTTCCGATTGAGATAGTATTGGTGAAGTTGCTGTTTGTGTAGGCATTTGCATAGTAACCGATTGCCACAGCATACGCTCCCAACGTCGAGAAACCAGCGGTGTAACCAATAGCTATCGCATTCGTACCCTCGTTATTTGAACCCGCTGAAAATCCAATCGCAATGGCACCCGCTCCTTGTATAGTAGAACCGGCATAGGTACCCAGCGCAATGATACTTGTCGTTGTACCGTTTGCGTAAGGTGACCATGCTGTCCATGTGTCTGGCGAGCCCGCAATTGACGCACGAATATATGTATTATTTGATGCATAGGCGACTTGGACGACACCGCCGCCACTTGAATCCGCCGCATATGGCACATACGTAATTACCTGACAATATCCATAACCGCCACCGCCATTCAAACCAACAACCGACTGTATCTTAAAATCCGAATAGACACCCATTCCTCTGCCTCGCAAATTGGCAACCGTATCGTTATAACTGCGTGTATCCGGCGACACAATACCCCATACTGGCGAATATCCAACTGTAGTTGCCACATCCGTAAGGTAATTCATGTTGTAGTTAATGCTATTCGTCGTTTGCGAGTAGGTACCGCCTGAGGCAGGCACGCCGTTCAAGGTCAAATTGCTGGTGATTGTTATATTTGCCGCAGTTGTTGTTGCGCTACCAGATGTATATGTAAGATTGGCGCTACCAGCAGGACTGCCAGAATTGTTATAAATAATCTGCGTATTTGCACCACCTACGGGTCCCGCTGGTCCGGTTGAACCCGTATTACCCGTCGGTCCAGTTGTTCCTGCTATACCAGATGGTCCAGTTGAGCCGGTATTACCTGTTGCTCCTGCGGCACCTTGACCCGTCGGTCCTGTAGCACTCACCAGCTGACTGTACGCAATAGCTCCAGTGGTTGAAACGTAGGTAAGCACTATATTGTTATAGGTTGTTGTTGAGAGCCCTGGTGCGTAAATTGTACTATTGACCGTTAAATTCGCTAATAACTGGGTTGCTCCATACACTTGAAGAGCAGGTGACGCCGTATATGCACTATTATTAAATATTACCGGTCCATCTACCTCCATAGTTGTGAAAGCAGTAGCGACACCACCCAAACTATATACTGCTAAATTGTATATAGCCTCTCCACCATATGTACCAGTCGCACCACCTTGTACACTAACCTGATCTATCATTACAAGATTGTTTGGTGAAGTATACACAATTGCCAATGAATTAGCATTTGGACCCACAAGGAAAATTAATTGTGATGTTGTTCTTTGAACTTGAAAGTAGTATCCAGCACCACCTCCTGAATATACAGATACTCCTAATGCAACAACTTGTACACTACCTGAATATTGATATACTATATAATTTCCACCCACTGTATAAAATGTTACACTTGCATATGCTGTTGCACCCATACCTTGATTTGCCACAGCATTCCAGTTCCACACACTTATAATAGTTCCAGTACCATTAAATGTAGCTGAACCAACGGAGTATACAGGAAAACTAATCGTCTTATTTCCAAAACCGCATCCATTATTCGTCCACGATCCAAAACTTGTTGAGGGGAAAAAATCACCTGTTGTGGTTTGGTAGTATATAAGAGTTCCATTTGTGTATGGTGCTACAACAGACCCGGTTGCTGCTGTAAGTTTCAAGGTACATGATGAATAATTGTAAGCAAAAGTGGATACACCACCTGCTACTCCATTGTTATTGAAAATAACATTTGTGTTGCTGCCTGCTATAGGTCCTACAGGTCCTGTGCTACCTGTGTTACCTGTGGATCCTGTACTGCCTGTGTTGCCCGTTGGTCCTGTGGAGCCCGTGTTACCCGTTGGTCCTGTGGAGCCCGTGTTACCGGTGGGTCCTGTGCTGCCAGTATTGCCCGTTGGTCCCGTGGAGCCCGTGTTACCGGTGGGTCCCGTGGGTCCAGTTTGTCCCTGTAGAGTATAACCGTACGCTATCTGACTCATACTATCATTGAGCGTAAACAGCGTAAAAACACCTTGGAGTGCTGAGGTTCCTGACACAAGTGAGGTAGTATAGAGTTGAACACCGTTTTTGTACCAGAACACACCTCCTGACTGCGCAGTGACAGTAAAGACATCATTCAAGGCATATGTTGAAATTGCTGTATTAATTGTGGGGTAACCGAACTGATTATTATAGTACAAGTAAACACTGCCATTTTGTAACGAAAACCCGTATGTATATGTTGGCGTTGCCACCGTATTCGTGAGGGCAAATGAGTAGTCACCTGAGCCACCGCTCACTGAGTGAGCCGCTACACGTAGCGTTAGATAAGTAGCGTTGTATGGGTATGATTCGTATGTGTACGCCTTGGATGCTAAACCGCCGTTTGCGTTTGTCGTCTTTGTAATCGTATTTGGCGGTCCAATTGTAAGATTTGTTGTATCGGCGCTGATGAGTGTGTAGAGTGCTGGACCATAGATACCAGTTGAGCCCGTGTTGCCTGTGGGTCCCGTAGAGCCCGTGTTGCCTGTGGGTCCCGTAGAGCCCGTGTTGCCTGTCGGTCCCGTTGAACCGGTGTTGCCTGTCGGTCCGGTGCTACCCGTGTTGCCTGTCGGTCCTGTGCTACCCGTGTTGCCTGTCGGTCCGGTGCTGCCCGTGTTGCCTGTAGGTCCGGTGGAACCTGTATTACCTGTAGGTCCTGTGGAACCCGTGCTACCCGTATTACCTGTCGGTCCTGTGCTACCCGTGTTGCCTGTCGGTCCTGTGATACCTGCAGAGCCTGTAGATCCTGTTGGTCCTGTGATACCTACAGGTCCGGTTGAGCCAGTATTGCCCGTGGAGCCTGTTGGTCCTGTGCTACCCGTGTTACCCGTCGGTCCTGTGCTACCCGTGTTACCCGTCGGTCCTGTGATACCTGCAGAGCCTGTAGATCCTGTCGGTCCTGTGATACCCGCAGGTCCGGTTGAGCCAGTGTTGCCCGTGGGTCCCGTAGAGCCTGTGCTACCTGTGTTGCCCGTCGGTCCCGTAGAGCCGGTGTTGCCTGTAGGTCCGGTGGAGCCTGTGTTGCCTGTAGGTCCTGTGGAGCCCGTGTTGCCTGTAGGTCCCGTAGAGCCCGTGTTGCCTGTAGGTCCCGTAGAGCCCGTGTTGCCTGTAGGTCCTGTTGAGCCCGTGTTGCCTGTAGGTCCTGTAGAGCCCGTGTTGCCTGTAGGTCCTGTAAAGCCCGTGTTGCCTGTAGGTCCGGTGGAACCTGTATTACCTGTAGGTCCTGTGGAACCCGTGTTGCCTGTAGGTCCTGTTGAGCCCGTGTTACCTGTGTTACCAGTGGGTCCTATACTGCCCGTGTTACCTGTATTACCAGTGGGTCCTGTACTGCCTGTGTTACCTGTGTTACCAGTGGGTCCTGTGCTGCCTGTGTTGCCTGTGGAGCCCGAAGCGCCTGTAATACCTGTAGGTCCGGTGGATCCTGTGTTTCCTGTAGGACCTGTGCTGCCCGTGGGTCCGGTGCTACCAGTGTTGCCCGTATTGCCCGTTGAGCCCGTGTTGCCTGTGGGTCCTGTTGAGCCCGTAGCTCCAGATGCGCCTGTGATGCCTGTCGGTCCAGTGGAGCCCGTGGCACCAGATGCGCCTGTGATGCCTGTAGATCCTGTACTACCAGTATTGCCAGTGAATCCAGTACTGCCTGTACTACCCGTTGAGCCAGACGCTCCTGTGATACCTGTCGGTCCTGTGCTACCTGTGCTACCAGTTATGCCTGTATTACCTGTGGATCCGGTTGATCCCGTGGGTCCTGTGGATCCTGTGGATCCAGTGTTGCCTGTGGGTCCAGTGCTACCGGTATTGCCTGTGGCTCCAGTACTACCAGTATTGCCCGTAAAGCCCGTGGATCCAGTAGTACCCGTATAGCCTGCCAATGTATTATACGTCACAATGCCTGAGGTAGAATTGTACGCGAGGACAAATGGAGAACTGCTACTCGGTCCTGCGATTCCTGACAAAACAAGGTTATTGGAGGCAGCGATTGCAAGGTTGCTACTGCCGTTGATAGAGATAGATCCATATGAGGCTGTAACAAGACCGCCGCCTGAAAAAGGATATGATAGAATTACAATACCAGAACCACCATTTCCAGCAAGTCCTCCAGCAAAATGATTATCACCGCCACCACCTCCAGTTCCAGTATTAGATCCGCCAGAAACACCCGCATATCCTGCATCGGCTCCTTGTCCTCCAACACCGTAGGTGACGCCATTATAGGCGATTCCAATACCGCCGTTTCCAGGTGATGTTGTATTTGGCTGTCCAGCCCCACCAATACCACCTCCACCAGCAGATGCGAATCCACCAGTTCCTGTTGCATTTCCGCCGTTATATCCCATACTTCCTATTCCACCTGAAGATGTGGCACCGTATTGATTAGCAGCGCCACCACCACATCCTCCAGCCGAACCGTTTCCACTATTTATATTATATGATCCACCGCCACCACCGCCAACTGCGGTTACACTTATACCCGTTCCACTAATTGTAGTATTACTACCAGATGCTCCGGCTCCTGTAGTTCCAGTACCTCCATTTCCTATAGTTATTGTATATGTTGCAGATGCAGTCAGGGCACTTATAGCATATTGTTGTGAACCACTACCTACTCCTACTGCATTTGTTTGAAGACCTCCAGCGCCACCACCTGCTCCTACATTTCCTCCACCAGAACCACCACCACCAACCGCAAAATATGTAATGGTGCCCGTTGTTCCGGCTGCTTGAATCTGACAAGTGCTGTAGAATGTATAATATTTAACACCTCCTGAAACATTTGATGACCAAGTAGTTAATCCCGTTGCAGGATTTACATTAGAAGTTAATACTGTAAATAACTCACCAGGCACATATGAAATTGAGAATGTTTCAGTTCCAACGTTGGATAAATTGTTAACGGATAGATTCATATTTCCAACAACAGTTACCGAACTGAGTGTGCTGACGTATGTCACACCCGTGGATGGATTATACGTGAGATTTGCACTTCCACCAGGCAGACCGCCATTGTTGTAAATAATCTGTGTATTTGTGCCACCTATCGGTCCATACGGTCCTGTTGAACCGGTGTTACCTGTACTGCCGGTGTTGCCTGTGGCACCAGTAATGCCTGTAGGACCTGTTGAGCCGGTATTGCCTGTACTGCCTGTGGAACCAGTAACACCTGTTGATCCGGTTGAGCCGGTGCTGCCTGTAGATCCAGAAGCACCTGTAATACCTGTAGGTCCGGTTGAGCCGGTGCTGCCTGTAGATCCAGTAGCACCTGTAATACCTGTCGGTCCGGTTGAGCCGGTGCTGCCTGTGCTGCCTGAGGCACCAGTGATGCCTGTAGGTCCCGTTGAGCCTGTAGGTCCCGTTGAGCCTGTAGGTCCCGTAGAGCCTGTAGGTCCCGTTGAGCCTGTAGGTCCCGTTGAGCCCGTAGGTCCCGTTGAGCCTGTAGGTCCCGTAGATCCTGTAGGTCCTGTAGGTCCCGTTGAGCCCGTGTTGCCTGTGGTTCCGGTTGAGCCCGTATTACCAGTCGAGCCTGATGCGCCCGTGTTGCCTGTAGGTCCCGTAGAGCCCGTATTACCCGTGGGTCCTGTGGAGCCCGTATTACCCGTGGGTCCTGTGGAGCCCGTATTGCCCGTTGCTCCTGTGCTACCTGTTGCACCTGTATTTCCTGTAAAACCTGTAAAGCCCGTTGAACCAGTATTACCCGTGTAACCAGCTAATGTATTATAGGTCACAACACCCGAAGTAGAATTGTACGCAAGGACAAATGGAGATGTGTTTGTGGGTCCTGCAATTCCTGACAAAGTAAGTGAGTTCGCGAGGATGGCGGGACCGTTCACTTGTAGCGATGTGCCATATGACGGTGTTCCTACCAATGTATAGACGTTGAATCCGATAAAGCAAATATATAAACCGTCGTTTCCAAAGGAATTGTTTGTCGTCATTGTGAGTGTATCAGAGCACGCACCATAGGGGCTTGAATAAACTGGAGTTGGGCTGGTTGGCAACGTTGAAGCTGACGCATAGAGTATAAATCCTAGTGACGCTGTTCTCGCAACGCGAACATTTATACTCGTGCCTAACGTTGTATTTGTATATAAAATATTTGTTCCGTCACTGACTGTAAACGATGTATCTCTAGGACTCGCATTATCAGTCACAACCATTTTAATTGTATACGTCAACCCATTACATACTAACTGCATTTGTACAAAATCGCCCGTGTAGTTTCCGCCGCCAAAGATAGCAAACTGTGTTTCAAATACCGCATTGATGACTCCATTATTTGTATAGGTCGCATAACCGTTGCCTCCAATAAATCCATAGCCGTTCAATCCGTATCCTAATGTCGCTGCCGACCACGCTCCGCCTACCGTATTGAGCACAATATACTGTGTCAGTGTTCCGCTGCCGTTCGCCGTACTTTCCGCAAATACGTTGGCTCCCTTGGTATAAGGTGGACCTGCCGCTAATGTCACTGGGTCCAACGTCAACGTTCCTGATGTGTATAGATAGCGGAAGGTCGAGGACGCAGCAGAGGTGCCCGTGCTATTGTAAATGACATACGTATCCGCACCTGCGACCGGTCCAATCGGTCCGGTTGAACCGGTGCTGCCTGTGTTACCAGTGGGTCCTGTGCTGCCCGTATTACCTGTGTTGCCCGTGGAGCCCGTTGGACCGGTTGAACCTGTGGCACCTGTAGCACCTGTGGCACCTGTAATACCAGTGGTACCCGTAGATCCAGTAGAGCCTGTATTGCCCGTAGATCCGGTGCTACCAGTGCTGCCTGTGTTACCCGTGGGTCCCGTAAAGCCGGTACTGCCCGTGGATCCCGTATTACCCGTTGGTCCCGTAGAGCCGGTACTGCCCGTTGGACCCGTTGATCCGGTGTTACCCGTGGATCCCGTGTTGCCCGTTGGACCGGTGTTTCCCGTTGAGCCTGTGGAGCCTGTGCTACCAGTGTTGCCTGTGGAGCCAGTAGGTCCCGTGGAGCCAGTTGAACCTGTGCTGCCGGTGCTGCCCGTAGAACCGGTACTTCCTGAGGCACCTGTAATACCTGTGGGTCCTGTACTACCTGTTGATCCTGATGCGCCTGTAATGCCAGTCGGTCCCGTTGCTCCAGTACTGCCTGTATTTCCTGTGGGTCCTGTACTTCCAGTTGATCCTGATGTACCCGCAATACCAGTCGGTCCTGTGCTACCAGTTGATCCTGTGCTGCCCGTGTTGCCTGTTGGTCCTGTGCTGCCTGTAGGTCCAGTGCTTCCTGTAGGTCCAGTACTGCCTGTAGGTCCAGTCGGTCCCGTACCAATCGCACCCGTTGGACCTGTAGGTCCCGTCAAACCTTGCGGTCCTGTGGTACCCGTTGGACCCGTAGCAACCGATGCCGCTAAGGTTGTGTGTAAATGGGACGCCGTATTTGCCTGAAAATACATTATAAGAGATGTTGTGTTTCCAATATACTCGGCAAAGATATCAAGATAAATCAATGAATTGACACTTGACAACGTCGTTCCAGGCACGTAGACAGTGCCGTCTGTGGACTGAGCCATCGTTTGATTCACCTGCGTTGGTAAGTTGGATGAAGACGCCAAAAGGATTTTTTGATTTGAGCTCATATAGGATACATTGAAATAGATGTTCGCATAACGATTATTGTCATTTCCTATACTTGCAAACAAATTCAAGTCCCATAAACCGCCAGGGATAAACGTTGTTGGTATTACACCATTAATTGTAGAAAAGGTTGCTACATTTGTATAGGTTGCCGCTAACGTTGGTACAGTAATGATTGTATCAATATTATCTGGAATTTCTTCCAATGTACCTCCAATGGGACTCGCACTATAGGTGCCACCTGGTGTATTGAGAAACAGAATGAGACCACCTGATACACCATCTACACCCGCGGCGCCGGTTGGTCCCGTGGCTCCTGTCGCACCTGTTGTGCCGGTTGGTCCTGTACCAATCGGTCCCGTGGATCCTGTGCTACCGGTATTGCCCGTGCTACCTGTGGGTCCTGTTGGTCCAGTATTGCCTGTGCTACCTGTGCTGCCCGTTGATCCAGTGGAGCCTGTGGAGCCGGTCGGTCCTGTAGATCCCGTATTGCCGGTTGGTCCTGTTGAACCGGTGTTTCCCGTATTACCGGTTGGTCCTGTAGAACCGGTGGGTCCTGTACTGCCGGTGTTGCCCGTGGGTCCTGTGCTGCCCGTGGAGCCTGTTGCGCCCGTGGATCCTGTTGTACCCGTGGGTCCTGTGCTGCCTGTGTTTCCCGTGTTGCCTGTAGGTCCTGTAGAGCCCGTGTTGCCTGTAGGTCCGGTTGAGCCGGTGTTGCCTGTAGGACCTGTTGATCCTGTATTGCCTGTAGGACCTGTTGAGCCGGTGTTGCCTGTGGAACCAGTGTTGCCGGTTGGTCCGGTTGAGCCGGTGCTTCCTGTGCTGCCTGTAGTGCCGGTGTTACCTGTCGGTCCAGTACTGCCAGTATTACCCGTATTACCCGTTGGTCCTGTGGATCCAGTATTACCCGTTGATCCAGTGGTACCCGTGGGTCCTGTACTGCCGGTGTTGCCCGTTGAGCCCGTTGGTCCTGTGAATCCAGTGGTACCCGTGGATCCTGTGGGTCCCGTGCTGCCCGTATTACCGGTGGAGCCTGATGCGCCTGTAATACCTGTAGGACCCGTTGGTCCAGTTGGTCCAGTACTACCTTGTGCTCCAGGAGCACCCGCATTGCCTGTAGGTCCTGTATTACCCGTGTTGCCAGTGTTACCAGTGTTGCCTGTGCTGCCCGTGGGTCCGGTGCTACCTGTGCTGCCCGATGCGCCTGTAATACCCGTAGGACCCGTTGAGCCAGTATTACCAGTGGGTCCTGTGCTGCCCGTGTTACCTGTGTTGCCCGTGGAACCCGTTGGACCGGTTGAACCTGTGGCACCTGTGGCACCTGTGGCACCTGTGGCACCTGTGGCACCTGTAATACCTGTGGCACCTGTGGCACCTGTGGCACCTGTGGCACCTGTGGCACCAGTGGTACCCGTAGATCCAGTAGAGCCTGTATTGCCCGTAGGTCCTGTGCTACCAGTGCTGCCTGTCGGTCCGGTGCTGCCTGTGCTACCAGTGCTGCCTGTCGGTCCGGTGCTGCCGGTGCTACCCGTGGGTCCGGTTGAGCCAGTGCTACCCGTGTTGCCTGTGGGTCCAGTGCTGCCAGTGTTGCCTGTATTGCCAGTGCTACCCGTGGGTCCCGTGGAGCCAGTGTTGCCTGTTGGTCCTGTACTGCCAGTGTTGCCTGTGGGTCCTGTACTGCCAGTGTTGCCTGTGCTACCTGTGTTACCAGTTGGTCCAGTACTGCCTGTACTACCCGTTGTACCCGTGTAGCCTGCCAGTGTATTGTAGCTCACGATACCCGAAGTGGAATTGTACGCGAGGACGAACGGAGAACTGCTATTCGGTCCTGTGATTCCTGACAAAACGAGATTGTTGGTTGCGGCGATTTGGAGATTGCTATTCGCATTGATGGAGATAGCACCGTATTGTACTGGTAAAGTCGCCTGTGCTTGAGCCGTAGGGACACCAATGATGAAAACACCCGCTGAACCATTACCGCCGTTTCCATTACCCGCACTACCGCCACCTCCGCCTGATCCAGTATTTGCAACAGCATTGCCTCCTGAAACTGGAGAACCATTGTAAAATCCTCCAATACCGCCTAGAGTCGTTGTACCAACAACTCCACCAGCTCCAGGAGCAGTGCCGCCGCCAAGAGGACCGCCTCCACCTCCACCACCTGCACCATACTTTCCTAGCGTTGTTCCAACTACAGTATACGCAATTCCTGCTCCGCCATTTCCACCTACAGTTCCACTGTAATTACCTCCATTACCTCCAATACCTCCTCCACCACCTGTTACAAATTGCGTGGGACCTCCAATGCCACCATTGCCTCCAAAGGTTCCTGTGCCTCCTGGTGATAAATTCCAACCAGCACCACCACCACATCCGCCAGTAATACCTGCCGTGCCACTTGCCCCTGGTGCTCCACCAGGTGCGGATACACTTGTTGAAGGTCCGGCAAATATGGTTGAACCACCAGGGTAGCCCACTCCTGATGTAGAACCTTGTCCGCCTAATCCTATAGTAAGGGTGTATACACCGGCTCCCAATGATATTAATCCTGAAATGTATGAACTGGAATTAATAACGCTACCGGATAATGCTGTGTCATTCGTCTTCAGTCCTCCTGCTCCAGCACCACCTGATACATTTTGACTACCACCACCGCCACCACCAAGAGCAAAATATGTTACACCCGTTAATGGATAATTCACTGTTATAGTCGTATCTCCAGTACATATGTAATACGTATAAGTTCCACCATAAGGAACTATCGTAGAAAATGGTGTTACATTAAAGGATAAGGCATTTTGTCCTCCATTAAACGAAAATCCATCGGTTCCTAAGTTTTTAATGTTGTTGAGGTTCATATTGATATCTCCCGTGAGTGTTACGGAGCTGAGCGTACTGACATAGGTCACGCCTGTAGAGGGATTGTAGGTGAGATTGGCGCTTCCACCAGGCAATCCTCCATTATTGTAAATAATCTGCGTATTTGTTCCACCGATGGGTCCGTACGGTCCTGTGCTGCCGGTGCTGCCCGTGCTTCCCGTGTTACCAGTGGATCCTGTGGATCCAGTGTTACCCGTGCTGCCCGTTGAGCCCGTGTTACCTGTAGGACCTGTTGAGCCTGTGTTGCCTGTAGATCCGGTTGAGCCCGTATTACCAGTGGATCCTGTAGAACCCGTGTTGCCTGTAGGTCCGGTGGAGCCCGTGTTGCCTGTAGGTCCTGTAGAGCCCGTGTTACCTGTAGGTCCGGTTGAGCCGGTGTTACCTGTGTTACCAGTGCTGCCTGTGTTACCAGTGCTGCCTGTGTTACCAGTGCTGCCTGTGTTACCAGTGCTGCCTGTCGGTCCTGTGCTGCCTGTCGGTCCTGTGCTGCCTGTCGGTCCTGTGCTGCCTGTCGGTCCTGTGCTGCCTGTCGGTCCTGTGCTGCCTGTCGGTCCTGT